CTAATAACGGATTAATGAAATACATTGTGGAAGATCCATCCAACTCTGATAATAGGTTCAAGCGCAATCACATTCGTAATCAAATCATTCCCATGCTTGACGATTTTGGTTTAGAGAAAATCGTATATAAAAAGTTCTACCAGTAAATTAATAAAACGTTAGGCTACACTACACACATGAAGCAAGTCAAATCATACCAAACCAAAGACAATCGGCTGTTTAATGATCGAACGGAAGCAGAGAATCATGAACTGATGTTGAATATCCGTGGATTCCTGCACACTTCTGGTCGAAACGGAAGTCTTAGCAGCACTGATGTTGCCAGCATCATCGCTAGTAATCAAGATGCTGTTTATTCGATTATCGGCAAGTATCGCAAAACCATGGCGGGTATCAAGAGCATCACTGTAAAGTAACCAAATGGCTATCAATTTTTCCAAGCTTGAAGAAATCACTAAAGCTTTGAAAAGTTCAAAGCAGACTGGTAAATGCTTTCACACCACATTTGCATTTCGTGGAAGCAAGTTGCTTTCAATTGGAATTAACAATTACAAGAAACAGCATCCTGCTCGTAAGTTTGGAAACTATGTATCAACCAAAGGAGGAGGAGATTATGTCGCTGGTATCCATTCAGAGGTAAGCTCTCTGATCAAACTTGGAATGGAAGATTGTAGCGACATTACCTTTGTGAACATCAGGGTTGACAATAACAATCGATTGGCTAATAGTCGTCCTTGTTCTAATTGTCAGAGAGTTTTAAATCAGATCGGTTACAAAAACATTTGGTTCTACGATGGAACAACTTACATCAAACATAACAACAACATCAAATAATAATGAAAGGTTACAAAGCAACAAACAACATGAAGTGTCTAGATCTTACTTATGAAGTGGGTAAGACTTATACTAGTGATAAACTAAAGATTTGTTTACATGGCTTTCATTTCTGCCAAGAAATGAAGGATGTTATCAATTATTATCAACCAACAGAAGACTTTGTTCTTCTTGAAGTGGAAGCTCTTGGAGAGGTTCAAACACAGGATAATAAATCGGTCACTGATAAACTTAAAGTAATCCGGGTTGTTCCAAGAGAGGAATATACTTTTGCTGTCGTTCAGTATGAATACGATTCCTTTGGAAACAAGATCAAGGCAACTGATCCATATGGAAATGTCTATCTGTATGAATATGATTCCTTTGGAAATAAGATCAAGCAAACTACTCCATCTGGAGATGTCTGGCAGTGGGAATACGATTCCTTTGGAAATATGATCAAGCAAACTACTCCATATGGAACTGTCTATCAGTATGAATATGATTCCTTTGGAAATATGATCAAGGAGATTTATCCATCTGGAACTGTCTATCAGTATGAATACGATTCCTTTGGAAACAAGATCAAGGAGATTTATCCATCTGGAACTGTATATCTGTATGAATACGATTCCTTTGGAAATAGGATCAAGGAAACTACTCCATCTGGAGATGTCTGGCAGTGGGAATACGATTCCTTTGGAAACAAGATCAAGGAAACTGATCCGTCTGGAACTGTCTATCAGTATGAATACGATTCCTTTGGAAATAAGATCAAGGCAACTACTCCATCTGGAAATGTCTATCAGTATGAATACGATTCCTTTGGAAATAAGATCAAGGAAACTGATCCATCTGGAGATGTCTGGAACATCACGATTGAGTAATAAAACGTTAGAGTAGAATAACAACATGAAGCAATACCTACACATTCGCTGGAGCGCCGTTCCAGATCAAACTTTTGTTTTGAACCTTGATCCAACCTTTGATCCTATCAAGGAAAAGAATAATCTGTTTTATCTCAAGCACAAGTCCTTTAACTTTCTAGGAGGAGAACCTCACTTTCAAATTACAACCCCTGACATTGCTGATCTACAGGGCAAGAAGCTTATCATCTCTCAGCGTGTCCTCAGTGTTAGTGATCTGTTCACTGTCATTCTGGCTGTGGATGCTGCTCGTCGGATGAATTTCAATTCCATTAAACTCATCCTACCTTATTTCCCTGCTGCTCGTCAGGATCGGGTTTGTAATGAAGGAGAACCTCTCACTCTGAAAATCTTCACTGATGTGATTAATCAGTGCAATTTTGAAAAGGTGTTTATCTTCTCTCCTCACAGTGAAGTTGCTCCTGCTCTACTGAATAATGTTGAGGTTGTGGATGAACTGGAATATGCTGAGAAGGTGATTGAACATAACCTGTCTCAAGATGCTCTGAACACCAAGTTCAATATTGTTTGTCCTGATGCTGGTGCTGGCAAGCGGGTTGGTAAGATTGTCAGTCACCTTGCCAATAAGTTCAATCGTTGTTCATTCAATCTGATTCGTTGTGAGAAGATCCGTGATGTAAAGGATGGCAGCTTGAAGGATTTCTTTGTTCAAGCTGATGATCTTCAGGGACTTCCTACAATCATCTTTGACGATGTGCTTTCGCTAGGGGGTACGTTTAAAGGACTTGGAAATGTTTTAAAATCCAAAAAAGCTGGTAAATGTATGCTATACACATCTCACTGTGATTGCTTGGAAGGTATCCAAAACATGGTAGGATTTTTTGATCATTTCTACACTGTAGATACAAAGAAAGACTGGGAATCTTTGGATAATAAACTGGATGGTAAATTTACATGTTTCCGTTTTAAAATTTAAAAAAGTCCAACTCATACACTAAATATATATGTATGAGCCAATTGATAAAACCTCAAATAAAATGGACGCCGGAAAAAATCCAATTGTTGAAGGATGAATACCCATCTGGAGATAAATCAAAATTAGCAGAGCGTTTAGGAATAAAAAGATCAACTCTTAAAGATGCCGCTAAAAGATTCAAAGTTAAATGTTTGCTACGCCCAAATGGACATCCTCCAAGAGGACATAAGGCTAAAGAATTATTAAATGATACATTAGAATCTTATTATTGGCACGGATTTATAATGGCTGATGGTCATATAACCAATAAGGGGGGTATACTAATTACATTGGCGGAAAAAGATAAAGAACAATTAGAAAATTTAAAATTGTTTTTGAATGTAGATCAGCCAATTGTTCATAAAATTTATAGCACAACATATTCTGAAGCAACCAAGTCTGTACACTTGGCTTTATTTGATGTAGATACTTGTAATAAGCTTAGGGAAAAATATAATGTAACTAATAATAAAACAACCAACCCGCCAAATCTTGATTCTTTACAAAACCAAGAAAAATTTATGTCATTTTTTATTGGGTTTTTTGATGGTGATGGATGTTTCGGTCGCGATTATAAAAATAAAGTCAGTATGATGAAGATAGAATGTCACGGAAGTTGGTATTCAACATTAGAATCGATGGGAATAAAATTAAAAGAATTATTTGATATTGGGTCAACTTTAAAAATGACCAAGCGTGGACATGCCTGTTTTAGAATTTATAAAAAAAGTAATTTTATTAAGTTGAAAAACTTTATCCATGATAACAATATACCAGCCATGAAACGAAAGTGGGATGGTGTTATATAAACACTCGATGATCAACTACTTTGATTGGTATTACACCACAGACAGTCGTCATAATGAAAAAGATTATGACTATGATAAATTCACTGTCTTTGAGTTCAAGCTGTAAGGAACTCTCTTAAAATTAATAAAACGTTAGAATACAATAAACACATGAAACCACAATACATCGAAATCAACGCAAACGGAAGCAAGTTTTACTACAAGGACAAAGCGATGACCATTCTAAATCATCGTGAAGACGGTCCAGCTCTTGAATATTCCACTGGTCGTAAAGAATGGTATTTAAATGGAAAGCTTCATCGGGAAGATGGTCCTGCTGTTGAACGGTGTGATGGTACCGTAAATTGGTATCTCAATGGAGAGATTCTAACTGAACAAGAATTCCTCAAGCGGACTGCTAAAGAAACTATCTTGACAATGGACGAAATTGCTGCTAAGTTTGGTATCGAAGTTAGTAAGTTGAAGATCGCTAAGTAAGGAACACTCTTAAAATTAATAAAACGTTAGAATACAATAAACATATGCAAACACAAGCACTAACACAATCAGATGCCTATAAACTGTCACACCATGGATTCATGAATCCGAAGACTGAATACATCTATGCCAATAAAACCGCTAGAGGAAGTAAGTATCTTCCAGTATTGAAACAATTTTATGATGAGAAAAGTGTTTTATTCGGTCTTCAACATTTCATCAAGGATTTCTTAATCAATGAATTTAATACTTCATTTTTCAATAAGCCGAAAGATGAAGTGATCAAACGGTTTAAGCGTCGATGCGATACATATCTTGGCACCGGGAGTGTTGATATGGATCGGTTTGAAGAACTTCACGATCTTGGATATCTCCCTATTAAAATCAAGGCTCTTCCAGAAGGAGCAAGAGTCAATATCAAGGTTCCATTTCTTACTATCATTAACACTCATCCAAATTTTGCTTGGTTGACTAACTATTTGGAAACCATCATTTCCTGTGAGATTTGGAAGCCTATCACCACTGCAACCATTGCATTTGAATTCCGTAAGATGTTCAATAAGTTTGCCATGGAAACTGTTGGCAACACGAACGGTGTTTGTTTCCAAGGGCATGGATTTGAGTTTAGAGGTATGAGTGGTCGGCACGATGCTGCCATTTCTGGCGCTGGATTCCTTCTAAGCTTTGCTGGAACTGATACCATTCCTGCAATTGATCTTCTGGAAGATTATTACAATGCTGACGCTGAAAAGGAATTGATTGCAGCATCGGTTCCAGCTTCGGAACACAGTGTTTCCAGCCTTGGAACATCATTGACTGGCGAGCTTGATTTCTTTCGGGATGCTATCACCAAACAATATCCAACGGGTATTGTAAGCTTGGTCAGTGACACCTATGATTATTTTAAGGTCATTACTGAATACGCTTCTATTCTAAAGGAAGATATCCTTAACAGAATTCCAAATGAATTGGGGCTTGCTAAAGTGGTATTCCGTCCAGATTCTGGAGATCCTGTTAAGATTGTTTGCGGCTATACTGAAGATGAAATCATCCGAGAAGATGGTAAGTTTTACGAAAAGGTAAAACTTCAATCTGAAGGTCCAAATAATAATCCTGTTCTAATTGAAACTAAGGGTGTAGAACTCACCGAAAACCAAGTCAAGGGATCTATCGAATGTCTATGGGATATCTTCGGTGGAACTGTATCTGACAAAGGATACAAGATGCTCAATGAACGATTGGGCTTGATATACGGAGATTCAATCACTCAACAACGAGCCTTTGACATTCTTAACAAGCTCAAGGATAAAGGTTTTGCATCTAACAACATTGTATTTGGTGTCGGTTCCTACACACTAAACCTACTCAGCAGGGATTGCCTTGGAATGGCTATTAAAGCAACTTGGGCGCAAGTTGACGGTGTTGGTTATGACATTTATAAAGATCCTGTCACAGACGACGGCTTGAAGAAATCCGCGAAGGGTCTGCTTAGAGTTGATCTAATCAACGGTGAATATGTATTGAAAGATCAATGCACCCGTGAAGAAGAAGAGGGTGGTGAACTTCAAGTGGTATTTTGTGATGGGCAACTCAAGAAGGACTGGACATTAGCTCAGATTAGAGAGAGAGTTAGCAAAAACTTCTAACGATATACCTTGAAGTAGGTCCACGGAGAAAAGTTCCGTGGACCATCTTCTAAAAATTCTATATTGTTTATGAGTTGAAAGAATTTTTTGTTCCAGTTGAAATGCCTCATATAACGAAAGGTTGAGTTCGTCAATAATTTCGAATTTTCTAGGTTGTCCATTTTTCTTAGACAAAAATTTCAAAGATTTTATTCTATCTTTTGTAGAGTTTTTACTAATTCCAATTTTGTAATATTTTCCATTATCAATTTTAATATAATATAAAATAGCTGGAACACTCTTAAAATTTTCATTATTCAGGAAAAACTCTTCACTATAACCTCCCAACAATTCACCGTCCTGTTTCTTCTTATCCATTAAACAATGATGACAACCTTGACCATTACAATGTTTTGAAGCTGATAAAAAGAATGGACCATGAAATTTGCAAATGGCTTCAATTTTTGATGTTATTCCAGTATAGTTTTTGTCATATAGGGGATAGGTGTATTTGTAATTGTGGCACTTAGATGCTCTATCTACAAATTTAGAATATGATATGGATTTAGATTTTATTTTATGTTCTTTATTGCACTTTGGGCATCCGTGTTTATTTTGCTTTTCTAAAAATTTAACAGGTCTAATGTAGAATACTCCATGCAGAGAACAATTAACACTTATAGTTCCATCCATAGTAGTCCTTTCGAATTCATCTAAATTTATGACAAATTTATCACCATATTTGACAAGACACTTGGATAAGAATTCATCTTTGGAATTGGTTTTATATTCTCTAGTTGAATAATCCCGTTCTTTACATGATTTGACTATGAACTCACTTCTGCATTTAGGACATCCGCAATTTCCTTTATTCAAATGAGTATCAGGCGTTTGGTGAAATGAACCATGAATCGGACATATTATTTCCATAGGAATTTTCATACCTAAATAAACACTTTTACTATAATCAAATTTAAAATCAAATTTAAAGTTAGCACGTTTAACGAATTCGACAGTATCTAGTTTCTTCATATAGTTATTTAGTAAACTGATGGTAAGATCACTAAGGACTGGACATTGGCAGAGGTTCGTGCTAATGTTGCTAAGAACTTCTAAACAAGTAGAATATGGAAGAAACAGTAACAATTACAAAAAAGCATTATAATGATCTTCTTGAAGATTCAAGACTACTACAATGTCTACAAAACGCTGGCGTTGAAAATTGGGATTGGTATGATGAAGCTCTTAAAGAGTTCAACGAAGGTGAAGAAGAGTGAGTGAACAATTATAAGCGGTATCGTGGTAGTCAAATCCTGTGGATTGACTGTCGTAAACTGGACGGCAATGGAGTAGATATCCAGTCGAGCTTCAGGTGACTAGGAGCCACCACCCACGATACCGCTTACTTTTTTAAATAATATGAATAAAAATATGACATACAAACTAGGAACTATTAAACACATCCCCAACACAGGAGAACCATTAGGTCAAGGTATTATTGATCAGCTTCAAAAGTCAACAACTCCTATTTATATTACTGGATGGGA